AACGGTATAACCTGTTATATCAAGGGGAGTTGCAACGTAAAAATCACCTGATGCAGTGCCCGTAACTGATATAGTTGATCCGCCGCTAGTTGCGGAAACTTGAAATGCACCAGTAGTTAATCCAGCGGCAATCACATAATAAACTGTATTTAATGAAAAGCCACACGGGATGTCATCACCACCTGTAAATACGACTTTGTTGGTTGCTACTAGGCTGTGACATGGAACGTTAAACGTAGGCGTGGTGCCAGCAATTGTAATACTGGTTAAAGCTTGCCGGTTTTGCGTGGCACGAAATGATCCACGCCATGTTGCGTTTTGTAATATGGTGATGTCATGGGTGGCGGGATAGATCATAAAAGTCTGTGTTTAGTGCCAGTCTAGCACCGGGCTTCAAGCGCCTCAACTTTTGCTGCAAGCTCTTGCACTGCATTTATTAAATACCACAGCAATGGATCAGTGTTAACTGACAAAACGCCTGTACTGCCTTTGGTAACACAATCCGGTAGTACTTTTTGTAATTCTTGTGCAATAAGACCAAGTTGAATACCGTCTTTTTGTATTGCAACATTATCTTTAAAAGCAGTAATCTCAGCAGATTGACGATATTCAAAATTACGCACACGTAAACGGTTGATAATACTTAGACCTTGTTTATTGTCTACAATATTTTTTTTAATTCGCTCGTCTGATGTTGTAGTCCAAGTAGTGGTATTTGGTGCGTTATAAGCTCCGCTGCTACCTCCAATAAAAGCAGTATTATCACCTTTACCGGTAAGACCTGCACCTATAACTATTTGGCTATTAGCATAAGCAGCAGATGCGTCTGCATTGTGCCCTATAATAACATTATTTGCACCTGATATAATATTATTGCCAGCATCATTGCCAATACCGATGCTTGTAGCCATGCCACCAGCAAATAAGGCTTGCCTACCTATAGCAATGTTGTTAGCAGCCCCAACGCCGAGGAATCCTTGCAGTGCGTCTGAACCAATTGCAACATTATTAGAGCCTGTTTCTAAATATAAACCGGCTCTATTCCCTATTCCGAGATTCTCTGAACCTGCTAATATTCCTTTTAATGCTTGATAACCTATCGCAACATTACTGGCACCTGTTGTATTTGCATTTAATGCTTGGAAACCTACAGCAGTATTAGTAGAAATTGCTCCATTGCCTTTGCCAACAGTAAGCCCTTGAACTGATAGTGTTCCTGTTGTGGTGATGTTGCCACTTGTGCTTATATTGCCAGTGGTAATAGCAGAGCCGCTAACTTTACCTGCTGTTGTGATCTGCGCTAATTTTGTATCTGCAATTGCAGCAGCATTATTAATGTCGTCATTAACAATAACGCCTGTATTAATACTTGTAACCCCCGTATTATTGATTAATACATCGCCAGTAACAGCTCTGGCAGTTGCAACGTTTGCGCTGCTGCCTATAAGAATATGGCCGCTGCTTAGCGTGGCAAGTTTGCTGTAAGCAATTGCAGCATCAGATTTAATGTCTGCGTTTATAATTACGTCTGTATTAATAGTTATAGCTCCCGCATTGGTGATTGTTACATCACCGCTTACTGCAACGCCGGTGGCTACGTTGCTGCCATTACCTACAAATATATATGCGTTCGTCAGCGCAGCCGGTAACTTTTCTGTATCAAGCTCTTGAATAGCAAGCTGAACAGTGCCGGAAGTAACAGTGCCGGCAGGACTAAATGTAATATTTGCAGCAGTATTACCTGCAACAGTAGCAGAAATATCAATTTTTTGCCAAGGCACAACACCAGTAGATAATATATTATCTGGAGGTGCCAATTCAATGCCACTTACTTGGCCGGTGCTAGGTGTGCCTCCTATAGAAACAACAAAATAAAATTGTTTATTTGATGTACTTGGGGCCGGCAAGGGATCATTTACAACAAAACCAGCGCCTGTCCCTGCTGCTGTTAATGCAATTATTTTACCGGTAGCACCACCAGTCGCTGAAGATGCATCAAATGTGCCCGCAAGGATTAGTTCTCCGCTAGTTACTGTGACAGATAACCATGCACTGCCTGACCAAATATACATATCATTATTTAATTCGTCCCAAAATAACTGCCCTTTAAAGTTAGCAACTGGAAATGTTACAACGCTAGCTGTAGATCCCGCTCCGCCAAATTGAACGGTAGATTGGTCAGCTAATTTTGCACCGGTAATAGTGTTGGCGCCAATTAGGTTTCCTCCTAATGTGCCGCTTGTAATCTTTGCGGCGCTTATGTTTGGTATGTCATTGGCATCAAGTGCAGCCCCGCTAGTTACATGCCCGCGTGAATCTACCGCCACCTTGGGATACGTGTTAGCAGCAACGCCTGATGTGTCATGTGTCAACACGCCTGAGCCGTCTACGCTTAACGCACCAGCCGGGATTGAAACAGCACCCTTTACAGACGACGTTGCAACAGGCAGATCAGCACCAACCAATGCGGTAGCCGCAGTGATGTGGCCTGTGCCGTTGAATGTGATGCCCGAAAGCGTGGCGCCGGTAATTGTTGCGGCGTGATTTAATACGCCCGCACCTGTTACTGCAAGGCCATTGCCAACCGATACGCCACCCACTGCGCTGGTAGTTGCTAATGGCAGGTCAGCTCCAACTAATGCTGCAAGTGCCGTCACATGCCCGGAAGCTGATACGGTTACACCTGATGTAGTACCTGGTGAAATTGACGCAGTATGAGATAACTCTCCAGCGCCGGAAACGCTAAGGCCAGATGCACCGGGAACTGAAACACCACCAACAGTAACGGTAGTAGCTGCCGCAACGGTAAGCACTCCAGCGCCTGATACCGCTAAGCCTGTTGATGCAGATACACCCCCAACAACGCTGGCAGTTGCTAACGGTAAATCAGCCGCTACGATGCGACGCTTAGTTAATGCCCCAGTTGCGGCGGATGGGCCGGCAACAAACTGACCGGCAGCGCTGGTGTTACCTAAGCTTGCTTCTGTAAGATTTGCTATCTTGGCAACTGGTATGGAAGCATTATCAACTAACCCAGCGCCTACTTGTATTAAATCTTTAACCTTAATTTGCTTGGTAGCGCTTGATGCAATTGAATATATGGGCAGCACATCTGCTGCTGCTGGCGCTGTTTCAATATTCAACTCATCTATGCGCTTGTCAGACATTACAGATCTTCTCCGATTTCCAAAAGGGCCGCGTCAGCGGAAGTTAGCACCAGTCTATCACCCGCAGGGTTAAGAAGCAGGTCGCCCCAGGTGGTAGTTTGTACTCGTAATTTTATTTCACCAGTAGTAACAAACGTAAACGTACTGCCAATTATGTCGCCCGCAGCGCAACTAATCGCTGCATTAGTCATCACACCACTAATCTCATACCACACTAAATCATTTCCATCAACGCCTTGCCCTTCGCTTAAAATGTATAATTTAGCTTTAAAATCACTGCCAAACTGTTGCCGTAATAATAAACTATGCAAATATACGGCAACTTCAATTTCTCCAGTAACTACATAATTAAAAATACACTCGATACTGCCTGACCCCGTGATCAACGTGCTGTATTGATTTCTAAATTCATCACCTAATCCTGTTGTATCAACCGCCTCACGATCAGTTGATAATTCAAATCTAACAATTTGGCCTAATATTCTAGGCAGTGGATTAAGGATTGTACAACTTACCGCAATATCATTGCCAGGTGTAGATAATGCAACCCTATTGTTTGGAGCGCCTGCGACAGCATCGGAATATGTGTTATATAACCGCAACCCGCCAAGCTGATCTACATTGACAAAAAAGCTACCTTTATCGTATGCCCACCCTGAAACAAATGACAATGTAGACGCACTCCTGAATTCTACAAAATCACCTGTTATGAATGCACCAAAACTAAAATCAAAACTAAACATATTTAATTCTGCGTTAACATCAGCAACCCTAATGGTGCCCGTAATTTCATCGCCACTATCTCTAGTGAGCTCTATGTTACCAGCGTTGCCGAGATATACAGTCATTAGAGGGTTAGACTAACGAAATCGCCAGTCATTGTAAATTGCACAGTCGCAATCATTACTTCACCAACACTACAAGCCAATTCTGCGCTTGTGATAATGCAATCAAATTCAATAGCCTTGCCACCAAAACCTAAAATCATTCGATACTTATTTAAATCAGTAGGTGCTGTAATACCTATGACCCGTTGAATCAAACTTACTGGCGCCGTGTCGTAATACAAAACACTACAAGATCCGCTAGCATCTCTAATTCCAGGCGTATAAGTGCGCGAATTTTCCGATAAAACAGTAGTTTCAATCGCCTCAACATTAGCAGTTAGGCTCCATGTTGTAACCTTTGCTATTTGCGAGCCGTCAAAAGTGAGGCTGCCGTCCTTGCCAGAGTAATACGTGGTCGCCATGGTTAATCTCCGTCAAGGTTGGCGATAAATTCGCATTCAACTGTGCTTAACTCATTCCGTACACTGCTGACCTTTGGTGAGGACGCATAGCGCCATCTTAGCCCACTGGCGCTTTCAGCAAGCCATGGCACCAACGAAGCTGCCGCCCCAGCCGTTGCATCGTTGGTAGTGAATGACGCCCAATCACCATTAACGGTAATCGAGCTGTAATGGTCAAGAATTAAAACCACATTGCCGTCACTGATATTGGCAAACGTTAGCGATAAAGTTGAGTTATGACGCTTATTCCCGTAACGCAATTTTGTGATAGCGCCATTAAGAGCCTTGAATTCAGTCGATGCAAATTCACCTGGTGAGTAAGACCGGGAGGTAGGTTTCAGGTTTGGGAACGCTACCGCCGGCATTAGCCCTCTTCAAACACAAAGCGAGTTGGGTCCATGCCTAGTATAGCAAGCGTGCCAGTATCAGTGACTGGCGAATGACTTGCTGTTATTTGCATGAGTCCATCTTCGCCAATGGCAATTTCTTCCACCTTGTAAATTCGTTTATTTACCTCCGAGTTGACAACAGTAAACACACATCCGAATAAAGCTTTGTCGTCTGTTTTGTTGTCGCTGATAACTAACGACGCAGATGAAACATTTGTATCACCTGGCCGCCAGTAGATAATGCTCTGACTGCCATCACCTAACCCATTACTGGTAGTGACGTAACCATCGCCGCTGATGCTGCCATTGCTAAACCGTGAGGTGTGCGAAGCCTCGCTAACAATTTTGATATATGACCCAGGCTCCATACCAGCCGCCGCCTGAGGTGTTGTCTCAAATGAGATGCTGTGGTCAAGGTATTTTCTTAACAGCAACGCATACTGGCCGAACAGTTGCGCTTGGTATTTGTTAGTGCAAAAATTACTTAGGTCAAAGCGTTCATCTGGGTCTGTGTCGCTTCCGCCTTCGCCATCCTCAAGCCTAATAGTTATTGTTTGTGTTTCGCTAAAGCCATTTAAAGTTTCCGTGCGATACAAAATAACGGCTTTAAACAGTCGTCTGTCGTCAGGCGACAGCCAAGACACGTTCATATTTCGCATGTTTCCATCAGTGAACAATGCCGATATTGCTGGTGGTTGGTTGCCATCTATAACAAAATTGCTGCCAAATGGCACTGCTGGCGCAAGACTAAAGCGACCGCCTAAAATAGTAAAATCCATCAAGGCATAACCGGCTTGTTCAAATATCCAACTACGCAGATTTACTCGCGATTCCAAAACACCATCCCAAGTAAAACCGTTTGCGCGGCAAAATTGCGCGGCGCTTTGCATTCGGGCACGGTCAACACTAGCAGCAGTGATTTTATTACCTGCCCCGAAATCTTTGCTTACTAATAGATTATAAACAATTTCAGCAATGTTGTTTGTTGGTGCAATTAATGAATTAGTTGGCTGCCCATTATCATCAATTAAACGCTCAACCAGTATGCCTTTTTTTATATAAGCAGTTAACTGGGATAGTTGCGTCCATTCACGACCCGACAACAGGCGTAAGCCAGCTAAGACTAATCCTTTGTATTGAGGGATTTTTGGTTGGCGGATTTGTTCATTTACATATACAATTGTATGCTCTGGCCCGTCTTGGTGACTGGTGCGCTCTACAGAATATTTAGGATAATCAGCAATTGCATCATATGGGTTTAAATTGGTATCGACTTCCGCTAAATTTGAATCTGCTGTGTTTACGGTTAAAACTATTTTAACCCCATCTGGCAAAGTATGTGAGATGGTTTCACCGTTTGTGTAGCCACTACCTGGCAAAGCAACAACAAATTCCGAGTACTTATCAGCGAAAGTATTTACATTAATTGTTAAGCCAGCGCCAGAGCCTCCTTCAACTGCGAGATTTTCGTAACTTGCAATTACTTTTGACGGATCGCCTGTATATGCACCTTTTAAAATTGGATAAATGTTCCAGCTATAAGCATCTTCAGGCTGCGTTACATCTAGCTTCCATTTTTGAATTTTATAATAATAATAAGTGGGTGTGGCACTTTGCGCTTGGTATGCTTGGATGTAATATACTTCCCAAGGGCCGCCATTTGCTGGGTCAACCGTATAAAGTGCTCCCTTTGTGTAAATAATTGCTTGGTTTACACCATTCAATGCAAATGGCGTAGACCTACCAGTAGGGTTAGCATCATAGAGATTTGAAACATTAATGCCGTCATAATAAGCAATTGTTTCACCAGTGACTTGATGTTGCCAAACGGCAGTGTAGTTTGCGGCAAACTCCGCATATACCAATAGCTGTTGATTGCCTAAAGCTTGATAGCCATCAGGTTGCCCTGTAGTAGTGCTTACATATGCACCAGTTCTGTAAATATTATTTTCGCCAGAACTGCCCCCTACGTCTGCACCATCCCAAATTACTGCAACGGCTGATGACCCCTCCGTGGTTCGGACATAATTATTGTTATTACTGCGCGTTTCAAGCAATACCCATCCAGTCTTAGCTGGGTCGAGAACTGGCGTTGCAGCTAAATTAGGTTTATATAAACTGCCATTAGTTGGTGGGTCACTATATTGACTCAGTACATTTGCACCTTTGTAATAAGCTTTTATCTGTTTACCGTCCGTGCGACTCCAAACAGCGCTGTATTTAGATGGGTCTGTTATCTCAAATGCTGGCGCGTCGTTTTGAATCCACGTAAATGCGCTAGATGGCTTTGGGCCTGTGCTTGAATGTTTAAAATTTTTAACCGCTCCAGTGCTCATTGGTGGGATCCCAATTATAAATTCTGGGTTAGATAAAGCTGCGGGGGTAAGCTTAAATAATATGCCGCTAAAAGATACAAATTCCGTTCCGGTTTCATATGATGTAAAGCCAGTGCCATTTAATAAATTAACATGTTTATCAACATAACTAGCAAATGCAATAGAACCGGCTACAGGCTTAAGTCTAAATTCATATTGATTGAAAGAATGCGAAATACGGATAAAATTAAAGATGGGTTCTTGCGTAGTGCCGCAAACCGCAAATAAAGTGCCACCGCTTAAATCTGCCCACGTCTCAGTGCCAGCTAGCCGAGCTTCCAATATAAAGAAGCTAAATCGTTGGATGTATTTAGTAATGCGGCCTAGTGTTATGCTTGCATCTAATTCTTCATAGAGGCTTATGATATCAGCAGACGGTTGGCTGTTGACATTTGCAAAACCACTTATTTGTTTCCATACCATCGACTTGATGCCAATTTCAGTTTGATCGCATTTTCTGTTATTAGCAACAACACCATATTCCATCCGCATAAGATGGAACCCATAAGGTAGATTCCCCAGCCCCCTACCTGTGTCAGTAGGCTGGAAATATGCGCCACCAGCTTCAACGCAAGTGAATTGAAAGACTTTGTTCTGCCCAACTTGCCATGCCTCAATTTGGCTTACATCGGTGCATTGGATGACGGCTGAACCAAATAAGTAAGTGTCACCTACGCTTAAAGTATCATCGGCAAATATACGGCGTTCCCGTGTGCCATTATTAACATCGCTAAGGCCATGAGGGAAATATTCAGCTTCAACTTCATCTACAGATGAAATCGTGTAAAACATAGTGTCGCCCACAGCAATGCTCTGGCTCCCAGGCGAATCAAATTGTGCTCCGTTAATGTGGGTCATCGCTTGCCGTGGTGCGTATGACTGGCCTAATTTTTCGCGTTTCTTTAGCAAATCGATTCGATTTGTAGCAGTCTTAAATACCATCACCAATTCATACGGCAACCAGCATGGTGACCCGTTATTTACTGGTGAATATGCTCCAAATACAGTTTGGGAACTTGGTGTACGAGCGCCAGAAAATAAAGATGCGTCGATGCTGGCTTTCTCGTCACGGCAAAGAAATGGGTCAGTTGCCCCGTTTGCAGTTAGCGTATATTGGTCGTATCGGTCAGCTTCTGTTGTACGCCCGCCATTTGGGCGAAAGTACAGCGCTAAGCGCGATCTAGTGTAATTTTTAAGTAATTGATCGCCTATTGCGTACCCATCAAAATCTGGCTTCTCGGCTAGTTCCCCTGAACCAAGCGTATATAAAGCTTTTAATGTCTGACCTGAACCTTGGCTTAATAATTGCGACCACAGCAACAACGCCTTGGCGCGGATGCCGCCAGTCGTGGCCGTGGCGTTAGTAAATATTAATGGCTGTATCTCTCCAAGTGTTGCTAAACTTTGCAGCGATTCAAATCCATATAAAGATGTAAATCGAGTTTGCCCATTAATATCAGGCGTATCAATCGGCGCTGTAGATGTTTTCTCAGGTGCTGCCGTCCTAGTTGGTGCTGATGGTGCTTTAGGTTTTGGGGCAAGTTTACTAGCGCCATAAGATAAAGCAGCGCCAATTACTATTGTAACAATAGGCGTAACAACATCATTTTTAATATCAGGAATATGTTCATATCCAGCATCCCTTATGCCGTCGTATGCATCACTTAATTGACAAAAATATGAATATTCTTCTGCTGTTAAACCTACTGTATTGCATAACGCTACTTCCGATGGCAATAAAGCTCTACCTCCGTAAGGAGTCCCAGAGGCATCCATGCTACTTGCTCCTCTTGGTTGTAATAAAGCCATCCGTCCTCGTAAAAAACTATTAACCCAGTTGGGGTTAGCCCTATTGTACCTATCTTAGCAATATCCGTACTTTGGCCCCATAATGCCAACTGCTCAGGGAAAACACTTCGGTCGCCACGCTTGAGCCGCCTATACCAATCCCGTTGCGGCATTGGTATATCAATGTTGTACCACGTCAAAACAGCGCAGGCCAAACTAAGGCAATCGCCCATACCATGCACCGCTGGTACTGCGCCCAGCCTGTAACCCATGCCTATCAGCCGTTGCGGATGGATGCGCTTAATGGCAATGCACCTACTAAATCACGGGTGAGAGAACGCGATGGTGCGTCAGCCCCAACCGCATCGATGCCACTACTAAGTTCGATCACCACGGCGGTAGTGTCGTAAGTCAGTGTTGTAGCAATCCAATACTCTCTAGATAACAATCTACCCACGACCATGGTGTCTGGGTTTACCGCCAGTGTGTCTACCTTAATGCTCCAAAAGTTATTTACAGCTTGCTGCGCTATGTTCATAGATATAGCATTCTGCGCTATTGTTAGCGAACTGGATATATTATCGCCGGTACGATTCTTGCTAGCGCCTTGATATAAAAAGCTAAGGTAGTAGTATGAAACATTAGAATATTCAATAATGCCGCCAACTTTACCATTTTGATACCGTGATTGGCTGTTGCCATCTACCGACTGAAGCTCAATAAAATTTGCAATTGCTTGAATGCTCATATTCCTAGCCTGCTCCGAACACTACGTTTATTGGTAAGATCAGACATAACCTGCTGGCGCCCCAGCGTAGCACCTTGTTTTGCGGCTTGCCGTAACCCAGCCTGGAATTGATCATCAGTTACATATGAAACGCTATTAATGCGTTCTACGGTATAACTAACATCAATGGATGGGCTTATGCCACTTGATGTCGCACCATCGCCCATTGCATCACTGCTGCTATTGCCGCCGCCACTACCGCCACCTTGGCGTTGATAACGGGCCATTGCTGCTGTCATGTCAGCCGCAACTCCGAGCTTACCGTCAGCACCACGCTTTAACGGCATGATCGCTTCTGGCCCTGCCTCACCCATCAAACCAGTGCGTGTGGTGCCGCCATTAGCAAACT